CGGACAACTACGGAAGCCCCATGGGCGATCCCGTGACGTTCGACCAGATGGTTGGAGATGCAATTCAGTCCATCGCCACAACAAAAATCGACGGAAGCGGGCGGCGGGACAACTACGGCAAAACGCCGCTTCAGCGCGCCCTTGAAGAACTTGCTGCGCCTCAACTCAAGATCGAGCTTTCAAAGGTTGTCAAGGAATTTCGAGATACAGCGAAAAAGCAGATGGCCGCAGCGATGGCTGACGCAATCGAAAAGGCGACCCGGTGATGACCGCCCAAGGGCGTCCCGCCTGACCGGGGTTTACTAAACCTAAATTAGGGAGCCAGAACATGGCCCACAAAACACGCCTGTACATCGCTGGCGAACGGATAGAGCTGTATAAGACAATCGCCAATAGCTACGGCTTTCAGACTTCCCAGCGCCGCAAAGCGGACCCAGAGTGTTTGTATCTGTCAAAGAGCGAGCTACAAGCACTAATTTATGGTATGCTGGCTGTGCTAGAAGACGAGGAATACTGATGTATAACCGAAAGACAGGGCAGATCATTGTCGAGATACCAAAGAACGGGTCTCGGTCCCTAGTAGCTGCGGCGGAGGCGGCGCATGGCAGAAAGTCCTTTGCCGGACACGGGCACAAAAGTATCGCGGAGGTATTAGCCCTTATGCCAGCTAAACTGCTAGAAAGGGTTGGCAAGATAGAGGCGGTAGCAGTGATCCGTGATCCGGCAGATAGGTTCCGCAGTCAGCTAGCGCAGTACATGAAAATTAAGCGCGCTACGCTAGCTGACGCACTAGCAGCTTGCGAGGAGCAATCGCACATCGTCTTCAAGCCGCAAAAAGCCTTCTTAGATACGGGTGGTGCTAATGTGGGCGTCAAGATGTACGCTATGCAGGAGCACTTAGAGGCGCAGCGTAGGGTCGGTCACGCTACCATGTCAACGCCGTGTCGCATAAACTACGGAGAATATAGTATCCCGCACCACATATTCTACGAAGAGCGGGCCGAAGGCGCAACGATACATCTGATGGACGACCTTGTGCTTTACAGCGCCCTGTTTCCCCTAACTGAGGTGGAGTGAGAGAGATGCCAGATACATCAACAGAGGCGGTGGAGCGGTTGGCTTCTGATTGTGCTGCCGCAATCGTGGCCCTTCAGGCCGAGTTTCCTACCGGCAGAGCAATTCTCAAGGAATGTCGTGATGCCCTCCGCGCCCTCGCCTCAGAGCGTGACGCGCTCAGGGCTGAGGTGGAGCGGCTGCGGGAAGGGCCAAAAGTCAAGCCTTTGGAGTGGGAAGGCGCATATGTGCTGGGCGTCTGCGGTTGGCGTAGTGGGGACTATGAAGTTTTTTCCGGGCGATGGCGCTATCGGAGCGGCCCGTCCAAAGCCGCCAGCGGTAGCGACCGCGCTGCCAAAGCCGCAGCACAGTCCCACTACGAGGCCCGCATCCTCGCCGCCCTCGAACAGAAGGAGACGGGCCATGAGTGACATGCCGGAGCGGATATGGGCCGTGGAGAATTGGAGCGACGGCGCTGGAGACGGGGTTTGGTTTGACGCAGACGCCGGCTACACCGAATACCTCCGAGCCGACTACGCGCAATCCCTGATCGCGGAGGCATACGCAGCGGCGGCAGAAGCACACGCCCGCCTCTGGTCCGAAGGCGTCACATCGGAACGATGCCGAGAGGCCATCCGCGCCCTCACCCCCGCCGACGCCATAGCCGCCCGAGAGGCCCGTGACGAGGCCATGCGGGAAGAGGGGCGGAGAGAAGAGCGGGAAAAACTTGATCCGTGGCGAAATTACCAAGGTCCGGTCCCTGATGACGAAAGTATTGCCGCACCGGTTTTCGGTGCGGGCGTCACGCACGCTCTTGTATTGCTGGGAAGGTTTTTCGGAGTCTCACCTATCACACTGCAAGACGGGACAGAAGAGCATGACGGCGATGTGCTGGCCACGATCTGGGGCATTATTCGAGAAGCCATCGGAGACGATGCGGCATATGAGCTCGCCGCCACCATCCGCGCGCAGGAAGGAGGAGAGTGATGAAGCGACTAACAGAAACTGAACGCGTATTGAAGGCCGCTTCTGCCATATTGGAGGGCCGCGACCTCGTTACTGACAGGGGTGCGGCTATGGTGACGCTGGAGGGCGTTGTTGCGGCGGTGCTTGTGGCCCTCATGGGAGACCATGACAAGGCTGCCGCAATGCTCAACGAGGGACTGATTGAGGGCGTGGAAACCCGCTTGGCGCTTGGTGCATCTCGTCGGCGCGCAGGGGGCCCTTGACATGACCGCTCTCATTCTTGCAGCACACGTCGAGGGTGTCGCCCTGCCTGACGCCAACTGGATCGAAGCGACCGTGCTTCGAATGATGGACGGTATCCGCGCGCAGGAGGACGCCTCCGATGAGTGACATGGGAGACCTGTTCAACGCGCTGCGGCAGGAGCGGAAAGAGCGCTGCGCCCGGCTTGGCGTCGAATGCCCACAGTGCAAGGTGGTGCGCCCCAAGGCTCACCCGTCAATCCTCCTGCCGGGCCAGCGCTGCAAGGTGGACGGATACCGTGATCCGAGACCCGACGACAGGAAGCGCGCGCAATGACCTCTAGAAAACTGATGCAAATTCAGGACGAAGACGCTACCATAATGGCGAACGGACAGGACGTGCTTAATTACAGCAAGGCTGGCACGGGCAAGACGCTATCGGCACTAGAGGCGTTCAAGCGCGCTGGTATGAAGCGTGGCCTAGTGCTATGTCCGCAGATTGCGTTAGCTATGTGGGAGCAGGAGATAAAGGCGTGGCTCGGGGCGAGCGTCAAGACATTGAACCGCAGTGGTGCCGTACCGACTGATACAGACTTCATTGTGACGACCTTTGACCTAGCTAGGGGAGGTATGCGGGGCGAGCTATACACCCAATTTAGGGATACCGATGCGCTTATACTAGACGAGGCGCACTACCTGCGGCGGCATACTAGCAAGCGAACGCAAGCAGTGTTCGGTGTCAAGTGTGACGGCAAAGGCGGACTAGCTGAGAAGTTTGGACAAGTTTGGTCCTTGACCGGAAACCCTATTTACCGCCACCACGATGACCTATGGTCGCAGCTACGGTATCTATATGGGGCGGTGCTGAAAGAGTACGGGGCGCTCAGCTACGAGCAGTTTATCAAGATATTCTGCGTGGCTAAGCTAAAGCAGCATCACCCAAAGATGCCGCCAGCTATGTCGATTATATCCTCTAGGAACGCTCCCATCATTAACAAGATTTTGTACGACGAAATCGGGGCGATCCGGCGCATGGTAGCCAACGAATTGCCTAAGAAAATCGAGACCTACCTTTACCCTAAAGTAGGGGCAGTGCCGTCTGAGTACGCTAAGCTAGTCCATAGTATGTCAGAGGCCGACTTGCTTAAAGCCCTAATAGCGGAGGACGGAGACGAGGACCACACTATGCAGCAAGTCTGGCAGGCGGTGACGCTAGCTAAGGTGCAAGGCAGCATTGACTACTTGACAGAAATAGCGAGAGACGGGCCAGTATTGATAGGCGTGTGGCATAGCTCAGTCGGAGAGGCTTACCAGACAGAGTTGCGTAAAGCCGGCTATAGCTGTGAGCGTGTCTACGGAGCGACCCCCAGCAGAAAGCGAGAGGAAATCAGGGACAGCTTCAACGCCGGCAACCTAGACTTCATCGTCGGGCAGATGCAGGCTATGGGCGTGTCGTGGAACCTGCAAGAGGCGTCTAATAGAGTGGTCATAGCGCAAGACCATTTTTCACCCAGCATCATTGAGCAATTTTACAAGAGGGTTTATAGAACTGGTCAAGAGCGCACCACTTATGTAGATTTTCTAGTAAGCCAGCACCCGCTGGACAAGGCTATCATCAAGCTGCGGGAGCAGCGCGAGCGGTTGCAATCTATTGCGCTGGATCAACATTAATAGTGCTTGACACGACGAACAACCTATGATAGGCTACTAGAATGTTTCAAAGGGTCAAAATCTTACAGCCTATGCTAGATAGCGTCGTGCAAGCACGATACCGCGACGGGAAGTCGTGGCCGACTTTCGACGGCGCTACGCTAGACCGTTCCGCATTTGTAACCGCTTCTGAGATTGGCAAGTGCGCTAGGATGGTGTGGTTTGGGAAGAATGTTCCCCCAACTGAGGGGAATGTTCATTGGGGGTTCTTCGAGCGTGGCCACAGTCACGAAGCGTGGATCGTGGAGCAGTTACGGGAGTACCAAGGCACATATCGCTGGACGTACATTGGCGGCGATCAAGTGTCTTTTTACGATGGCTGTCAGTCCGGCACCCCTGACGGTCTGCTAGAGTGCCCAGATGGCGACCTCTATGTCGTGGACTTCAAGAGTATTGACCCGCGTAAGAACTTGTCTAAGCTACCGGCTCCTGAGCATGTCGATCAAGTGCTACAAAACACTGACCTAGTGGAGGCGTGTCTAGGCGTTACAGTAGTAGGCGCGTTGCTAGCGTACAGCGATGCGTCAGACTATAGCAAGGTGCGTGAATACCTAGTAGACGCGACTTGCGACGAGGCTCTAGATAGGAGGGAAATGCTAGAGCAACGTGCAGAGAATATCCTGACGGCGGAGAGCGCCGAGCAGGTTATGGCAGAGGGCATTTATAACGGCGGGTGCACTTTCTGTCCCTTCACCGCGCAGTGTAGCGCAGCCGTAGAACAGAGTAATGTGGAGAAACTGAGAAATGACACAGCAAAACGCACAGCCCAAGGCGTCTTTGGGCAACCTCAAGCCCGTTCTTCGTGAGTACCTTGACCTCCGGGCAGACATCAAGCACATGGAAAAAGAGTTGAAGTCGCTGGACGAGCAAGTGCGCCCCGCTATCGCCAACATGGGCAAGATGCAGCTTGACGAATGGACGTTTGAGTGCAAGGAAATGCCGGGCCGCAAGACCCTGGACAAAGCTGCTCTGGAAGATTTCCTCGCGCAGCATGGAAAGTCCATTGCCGACTTCGAGAAGGCAGGTAAGCCCTACACCCAACTTAGGGTGACAGAAGCCGCCGTAGTGCTGTAATGCAGAACATCGCGGGGAGGTATGCTCAGCCGAACCGCGATGGTGCGAGAGGGGATATTCCTTGGCGAAGAGCCTGACTTTGCCTTGCCCTCTCGCATTCAAATAGTGGCGTTAGTAGGAGGATCGGGGTGGGACTTGATCCAACCTTATTGTGTCGGCTATAAGAGACAGCTAGCGCCATAGCGGCATAGGGAGGCACCGCTTAAAACAACGCCTCCCACTAAACCTAACATAGGTGCACGACAAATGGGAAATGAAGTAGCAAATCCGTTCGGTGGCAGCGTTGCCATGGTGGACCGTGAAGAAATGGCGAAGCGCGCCGCCGCTTCCGCGCAGTCAGGAGCAAGAGGAGGGGCACCAGATAGCTCAGAGTACCTTAACTTTTCCGGCAAGCGTGGCGTTTACCAGCTTGGGCAGGACAAAGCGCAGGTGCAGAACGACGAACTCTGGCTGCTGAACATAGCCTCTTTCGAGGACGGCTATGTGTGCTGGAAGGGCGGTAAGCCTGCCGCTCAGCGCATGGCGAACATTTTTGGCGCTGGCTACCCTGTCGCTGTGCCGTCTGACGATGAAGGCGGGCCTTTCGATAAGGGACGGGGCGAAGGGTGGTCGTTCGCTAAAGGCTGGGTGTCTAAAAGCCTTGACACTGATCGACAAGCCTACTTTCGCGTCAACAGCGTAAGCGGTGTGTCAGAAATGGCGGACCTCATTGAGGAAGTATCGCAGCGTATGGCAGGTGGTGAACCGTGCTGGCCTGTGTTCAGCTACGATAATGAAGAATTTGAGGCACAAGGATACAAGAACTTCAAGCCGAAGTTTCCCGTGTCTGGGTGGCTCACTGACGAACAAGTTACCGCCTACGCAAAGGGAGACCTTGACCTAGATGACGTGCTAGGCGGCGAAGAAAAACCTGCTGTGACAAAAGCTCCTGACCCGGCTGAGCAGCAGACAACAGGGCGGCGTCGGCGTAGGTCGGCGTAACCCTGTGGCGTGGCCGGGGTTTCTGACCCTTTCCCCGGTCACGCTAACCCTAAACTAGGTGTAGCTATGAAACCTTCTACACACAACTACCCAACTAACCTTCACCGCCCTACTAGTAACGCGCAGCCCGGTTACAAGGGAGCAGCCGCTAAGTCTGAGGCAGCGCGCAAAAAGAAGGGCCTCATTAGCAAGGTGACGCTAGTCCCACCCCCGTGGAGTAAAAAAGATGCATGACCCTGTAGAAGCACCCAACCACTACAAATGGCACCCAAGCGGTGTAGAGTGCAAAGACATCGTGCAGGAGTTTCCGTACAATATCGGCACCGCCATGGCTTATTTGTGGCGCTGCGGTCGTAAGGATAGCAGCACCAAGCTAGAAGACCTGCGCAAAGCAAAACGACACCTTGAGTTTGAGATTGCGAGGCTCGATACTTCTATAGACGTTTCTGAACAGGAATGGAATGACCTTGCCGCAGACTACTTTGCAAAGCCAGAGCATATGCCTTATGATACAGAAGGGAGGCTTGTGGAGAGCGACCACAATAATATAGCACTGGACCGCGCTAACTATAACAAAAACGTAAGTCGCTAACATAAGGGACAAAGGTCAGGGTCATGCTGGATTTGGGTCTACCAGACAGAGGCGCGTCAATTCAGAACAGAGAGATACTGTTCGCTAGGTGCAAAAAGCAGTATCGCCTAGTAGGAATGGACACCGCCATTAGAATGCTCAAAGACGTGTTAGAAGTTGCGCTAGACTTCGAGACTACGGCGCTGTCCCCGGACGATGGGCGCATCCGCATCACGTCACTCGCCTGTGACGATTGGTGTATCATCATCGACCACGACATTAGCGGCAGCTTTGCGCAGCTATACCCCCATCTTAGGGGTAAGCGGCTGTGGGTCTACAACGCAAAATTTGAGACCAAGTGGTGCGATAGCTTTGTAGACGACCCTGCCGAGTGGCTGGACATATGCGACATAGACTTTCTTGCCAAATCTAAGCTCGGGGGGCACCCCACTTCCCTAGTGATTATGTGCAAGCGCGACCTGAAAATCTATATGGACAAGGAGCAGCAGCGTAGCGACTGGTCCTCTAAGCACTTGCTGCAAGAGCAGATGGACTACGCCGCGTTCGACAGCTATGTAACGTGGAAGCTGTTTAGGCATTGGGAAGCGCAGCTAACTCCTGAGCAATTCCGTGCCGCTATCTTTGTGTTTAACGCCTCAGTTAGGGGTACTATTGAATGCGAAGACATCGGTCTAGAGCTTGACATCGAGCACCACGAGCAGCTAGTAGCTCTGTGGGAAATTAAGCGCGATACGTTTGAGCGGTATCTAAGAAAGTACACGCCGGAAAGCGTTATCAAAAACCTGCGGTCTGACAAGCAGATCGGGGACTACCTGACAAACATACTAGACAAAAAGACATTGGCAGCGTGGCCTCGTACCGATAAAAAACAGCAGATGCAGTTTGAAGGTAAGTACCTGCGCTCTGTGTCCCGGCACTTTTCTTACCCGTTCTCTCGTTGGTTAGCCGCACTCGCTGGGTACAAATACTACAATAAGTATTTGTCTACTTATGGCGAGAACATGATTAACTCTGCCCTGCTTAGCGGCAAGGTTAAGTCTCGGTTTAACATCGCCCAAGCTGCTACAGGGCGGTATAGCGCGTCTTCACACAACCTGCAAAACATTCCTAGAAAAGTCGTCGTGCGCAAATCATTCTGCACCTTAGATAGGGGTAGAGTGATGTGCCTTGCCGATTACAAAGGCATTGAAATTAGAACGCTAGCGGAGTTGACAGACGACGCTACACTACGACATGACGCTGTATATGGCGACGTACATGCAGCCTCTTGCGCGCAGATTTTTGAGCATGACCTAGACTATGTGTTAGAAGTGCTGGCTAGCGGCGGTGAAGGACGGTTCGGCAACGTTTACCCGATGCTGAAAGAGCAGCGGTCAAAAGCTAAGGGGTTCACATTCCAGTTGCTCTACGGCGCAGGGCCGGGAGCTTTGAGCGACGTGCTTAAATGCTCTTTTGACGAGGCGGTTGAGGCTGTTGCTAAATGGGCTGCGCGCTACCCTGACGCCTATAACTACCGAAACGTAATGTTTCAGCAGATGGTAGAGAATGACGGATACTTGCCTGTCTGGGACGGTAGGACGATACGAGTGTTTAAGCAGGACCAGTCGCTGCCAGTAGCTGCTAATTATGGGGTGCAGGGCGCAGCGGCGTCTGTTATGTATCGCTGCGTTCATAATGTGCATCGCAACTTTGTGGACCGCGACTTGCCTGCGTGGTGCGCCGCTACTGTCCACGACGAAATGCTGTCTTATACTAAGCGTGAGTTTGCAGATGACGCTATGGAAGCGCAAATCGACGGCATGACGCAAGCGTGGCTGGACATTTTTCCGGGGACCGATACCGCCAATCTGGTGGATTGGGCTATCGGAGAGACATGGGCTGCAAAGCCGTAACCCTAATTTAGGTGGAGGAACTATAGATGACTTACGATATGGACCTGACCCGCAACACTGACATTTTGCGCGCGGAAGTAACGAGGCATATTGCCGCCGATGCTGTCGTGCAGGGCAATTACTATGACGAGGACGGGCGCGGTTGTTTCATCGGGTGCCTGTCCCACTCAAGTGACCCGGACATTGCCGTCAAAAAATTCGGCCTGACGCTGCCGTTGCTCCGCATCTGTGAAAGCATTTTTGAGCGGCTTCCGACCGACGAGGCTAAGGCTTTTTTTGCCGCCCTG